AACCAGCAAAAGTAATTAAGGCCATATTAAACTCCCATTTCGTAGAAACTTACAGTAGGATCAATGCTGAGCAGTTCTTCAGCACAACGAGTCAAGCGGCGCATCTTTTCACGCACCATTGCAGGAGGCAGTTCGCCATCGCAGGTAAGGTTCTCAGGGCTCATCTCTGCATCGATCGAGTTGGCGATAGCCTGGCGATCTTTGGCGTTGAGCAAGCTCAATTCACGTCCTTTAAAAATACGGGTCCACTGATTCTTTTGTGCCACATAGGCTTCAAGTGTTGCGGTATTCATTGCTACTCCTTATTAGTTACTATACAAGTATTATAGCATTTTGGCATTTTTTGGACAACCAAAATATAAGTGCTGTAAGTCATTGATTTTAAAGAAGTTTTATTGCTAGACCCACGCTGTAAATGAGCAAAAGACCCAAATTTACCGTGATCATAGCCCGATCCTGTATCAAAACAGCCCAGATCAGGAAGGTTGCGGAGCCCAAATTCAGTGTAATGGCACTGAGTGGATAAATGTTTAGGCTGGCAAATACTGCACCAGCCAGGGTGATGGCAGTACCTGTCCATTTGATTCTATTTGCTATAACTGTATTCATACTGTATTATAGCATTTTGGCAATTAATGGTCTAGTGCAGAGTTGAATTGTCCAGTTGTTCAGCATCGTCAATGCCAAACATTTTGAGAATTTTTCTGATATTTTTAGGTTGTTTAAAAGGCACGTGGTCGGGTAAAAATACCGACTTTAGTTCACCGTCTGGTCCAATAATAAAACCGTAATCTTCGTCACCGATTTCGGTATCATACACGTCGCCCATTTCTTGTTCTCGATCTTGAGATGCTTTGCTCATTTGTTGGCTCCAGTCGTTTAATATACTTATCTACCTGTTTTTCTAATTGTAGCATCACTTTACGATCTCGCCTAAAATAATGGCGATACATTCTGTATACTTTTGTCAATACCATATGACGATCATACACTATCATTTCACTTGCTATGTTGAATGCATAGGCAAGTATTTCGTCCTCGCAGCCTAGGTAATCTTTCATGGTGTCGCTATATTGTAGCAGTTTGGTTGTACGGTACCCGCGACCAAATTCAAATCCGCGTCGGCGACAATAATATTGATGCAGGTATTCGTGTGTGACGGTGTCTGCAATATGAAAACTTATTTCATCCCAGTTGTAGTCCTTGATTGCGACTCGTCGGCATCTGGGGTTAAACATCAAACTGATGGTGATACAGGGTTTGTTGTCCTCATCGTCGCCGGGGTTGTATATACCTTGAATGTGAAAATTCTTCTTGACTACTATATCATCTCGCCCTGTGGTAAATCGTAACTTGGGGTCACGAAACTGCATACGTAGCAAATGAGTAAATTGTTTGGGCGTAAAAGTCTTGCTTGGGTATCGATCAGCAAGACTTTTTATTCGCTCTAAGGTTGGAAAAAACATTGCTAATTTTGTTTGTGTTCACCGTAAAACATATGACCACCAACACGAGCCACAAACTTCTTGCGTGGAGCCCATACAGGGCGAATCCCGGTAGAGTGGAAATATAGTGCGCTGGCAAATTTGTCACGATACTCGCCATAGTTTTCTTTTAGTACTTCTTGAGCTATGCGTTGACTTTCGCTCCATCGTTCGTCTCGAGCACTGGGATGGCGAACAAACGCACATACCCAGCTGAATTGGCATACTGGCACGTGCTTTATAACCACTGTTTCTTGAGTGCGGGGCTCGGGACGGCCAAACCATCCAGTCTGCACCATTTCAGTTTTCTTGTGTATGGATTGGCGTATAATTACAGTACGTTGATTTACTACTCCGCATATGGAGTTGCCAAAACGTCCGTCTTTGACTCTGTTGATTGTGACTATAGCTACTGCGGCTTTGCCTTCTTCGCTTTCGCCGCCAGCTTCGTAAAATATATTACGAGCCAGACAGTCTTCGTCTTTGTTGGAGACAGAAAAGTCTATCCAGGGTGTTGCAATAAATTGTACCAGTGTTTCTAATTTGTCTTTGGTACCAGTGACCATATGGTCTATTGTGCTTTGTACGTGTACAGCATCAACCTTTGTAAAAAAGTTCTGTTGTACTTCTTCTGCATAACCGGGTGCTAAAACGGTTAGGGCTAATACTGCAACGATTGTTTGAATTATCGTTCTCATAAAGTCCTCCTTTGGTTGTACACACTAATTAAAGAGCGTAAGATATTTACAACCATATCTCAGTAGTTATAATACTATATAAGTCTTACTAAGTCAAGGTAAGTAGCGTTTCTTGGGAAAATCTGCTGTTATAACCCTACTTATTCTGAGATAAGTATGTAGTTAACGAGACATTTTGCTTGGCTGCATTTGAAATGGCAGAATTCGGATCAGCATTGTTGTTGAGACTAATTCCTTTAGATCCTAGCAATTGAGTGTTAATGGTTTCTGCCACAGCCGCACGTAATGTGTCACCGGCAGCATCATTGGTAATTAGATTGGCAAAAAATTGGTATGTTTGTAGTTTGTCTTTGTCTGCGGCGGTGCTGGGGAAATTCTGTGCAAAACTGTTCAAGGCTGTGGTAGTACCACTATAATCAACACCGGCAGATTTAAGAGCAGTAATCTCAGTTTGTACATTTGCCCACAATGTGTTATAAGCAGTTTGACAAAGAGTCAAGTTGGCACTAGCCGGAATTGAATTCAGTGCCGAGGTAACACTGGTCACATTGGCCACTACTGTGTTTGCATTACCCGCCCCAGGGTTTGCCATGAATTGATTGATACAGGCAACTAGATTGCCCATGGCCGATGTCACCCCAGCCGTTACTACAGAATTATAGTAGGTATTTAAAGTAGTCAGGTTAGTAAGATATTTGCCACCGCCCATGGTACCTAACATATCACTGATAATTAAATTTTGAAATTGTCCTGACCCTTTGACACCATTGGTCAATGCAGAAACATTGCTCAACAACGGTGTGTTACCGGTAGTTGTAGTGTTGTTCAATGAAGGTACCACAATGCTTGATAAAAATGCGGCCAATTCAGCCCAAGATTTAAAATTGCCTTGCCCTATTTTGTTATGTACCAATTGTCCAAATGCGGCAAAAGTATTGGCTCCTAAACTGGCCAGGGTTGGCACAACATTGGCAGGAACAACACGAGTAATATCTAAAAAATCATTGAGGGTTTTTATGTTGGCAGTATTGCCAGTAAAATTGGTAGCCGATATAATAGCAGACAACCCGCTGCCAGTGACATTGGCATAGATGTTTTGTACCACTGTGGGACTACTGCCTGTGACCACAGTTGTAGTGGTAACAGTGGATAAACTTGGTAATTCAACCTGCCCGAGTACGCTTCTTGACGTGGTCGATGCCGCTACCTGACTTGTGGTGCTGGTGGATGTTGGTATAGTAGTTAAGTCTGTTACATCCAGGCCCACACTGGTCAATTGATCGGATAAGTTTCCGTATGAGCCAAGTTTTTGCCCCAGTAAATTTTTTCCAAATACATAAGTATCTCCTGCTGTAGCAATATTTTTAATATCATACATGGTTCCCCAGTTGCTGACAGCGGCTGCAATAACAGGACCAGTATTGCCAATCCCGCCTGTGGCCAAATCACCTGGGCCATTAAAACCAATGCCAGAGTCTGCATAAGTTTTATTACTCAGCATAAAGGCACTGGCCACTGTGTCAAAACTTGAAATTGCGTAAGAAGATACTGTGGTATACACATTGGCAAACGTGGCCAATTTAGAGATAGCGTCATTGCCTTTGAATGGTCCTACCACTTGATTACTTATTGTACCGCTGAATCTTGGAACATTACTGCTGTAGCTCAAAGGGTTATCGGTGACATAAATCACTGTATTACTTGGGCAAAGATCTAGTATCCAACGATTAGGACTTGATGCGCCAATGTTGCTCAACACTGGCATGAGATTGGCAGCCGCATTGGCATCTGTTTGTATGTATGCAAACAAATTTGCCAACTGTACTATGGGTGTACGTGCCTGAAAGGTAGAAACCTGTTGTAGCATTGTGGCATTGGGTGCAATGCCTTGGCCATTGACAATAGTACTAACAGCATTGAGAGCAAGTGCAGTTGCCATGGTTATCCGATCGTAACATCAGGACTACCCGAAGCCACCTTGTGTCCGCATTGAAATGGATCGCCTGCACGTGCGGCTGCTTTGCCACCAAAGAAAACTGTGCTACTGCCTGACACAATAGGATTAGGCACGTGTGGGCCGTGTGGACGACCATAGGGTGCGTGATCTCTATCCATACTGCCTACCACTGCCGCAGGTTGACCGTTGATCAGTACTGAATCAACACAATTGGTTGTAATTGCACCATCGCTGGTGTCAGGGTCACCTTTTCTTGCAGCTGCTGGCATTAGGTAATTATTCCTTTAGATGCTGGCTCAATACCTGTAGTAGTACGGATATAGTGATTCTCAATATCTTTAATTACAGGACCGTGCATAAGAATATGCTCGAGTTTCAGCGTTACACTAGTATTTATATCCGCAGAAATTAGGCTTTGCATCAGGCCTAGCCCTTGTGGACTTGGAATAACAGTACAAGGGCGACTGACTACAAATCCATCCGTTGTTACTTCTGCAATTTTTGCTACAATTTCATCGCCGGTGACGATTTTGAAGCAAACGATATCGCCTGCTCCGTATCCTTTATTGATTAACATTTACTATCCTTTTAGTTGATTGAAAAACTCTTCTGACTGCTTTTTTAAACCTTGGAATCCACCCTCTACCAACAACTTGCCGTCTTGGTAAATCTGTGGTACTGTACGATGACCTTCTGCCATGATAAATTCACGTGCTTCGGGGGTTTCGTCAATTTTTACTTCTTCAAATGCAATTTGTTTTGATTTTAACAAGGCTTTTGCTTGATCGCAAAATGGACAATGTTTTTTTGAATATACTGTGAGCATTATAAACTAAATCCTTTGAATGTGTTGTTATCTACGTCTTGTTTTGTGCCACCAATTACATAGTTGGTGATTTCTGTTTCTTGTGGTGCCACTTGTACTTCTGCGCCAGCAATCCACTTGGCTGTCCAAGGTAGCGGATTACTTGAACCCGGTTTCATGCCACAGTCTAATCCAACTGCGGTCATACGTTTACAGGTCAACCAGTCAATGTACTGACTCAATAAAACTTCATTGAGACCAATCATCGAACCGTCCTTGAACAGATACTTGGCCCAGGCCTTTTCTTGCGCGGCAGCTGCCAGAAACATCTGTTCACACTCGGCTTTGGTTTCAATCTTTAATGCGGCATAGTCCGGGTCGTCTGTAGGCAAAAGTTTGATTAGGGTTTGCGTGGACCCCAGATGTATATTTTCATCCCTGGCTATAAGTTTAATTATCTTTGCATTGCCTTCCATCTTTTTTAATTCAGCAAATGCCCAGCTACAAGCAAAACTCACATAAAAGCGAATACCTTCTAGTGCGTTTACTGAATTTATTGCCAACCACAGTTTCTTTTTAAGTTGATACATATCTACTGTGATTGTTTTACCATTAACCTGGTGTGTTCCAATACCTAACATACGATACCACGTACCGTACTCAATTATGTCGTCATAGTATCGGCTGATATCTCTGGCACAGGCTACAATTTCGTCTAGGTCCATCAATTCATCAAATATTTCGCTGGGATTGGCATACACGTTACGAATAATATGTGTATAGCTACGACTGTGAATAGTTTCGTTAAATGCCCAGGTCTCAATCCAGGTTTCCAGTTCAGGAATAGTGGCCAAGGGCAAAAATGCCAGATTAGGACTACGGCCTTGTACCGAGTCCAGTAAAATTTGACGTTTCAGATTGCTGGTAAAAATATGCTTTTCAAAGTCTGTTAGTTCTTTGAAATCTTTTGCATCGCGCACAACATCAATTTCCTCCGGACGCCAAAAGAATCCCAATTGCTTGTCTGTTAACTTTTCAAATTGACGATACTTTAATATATCGTACCGCTGAACCGCAGGTGTACCGTTGGTGTCAAGGAAAGCCAATGATTTGGTGTGATCTGTTTTCTTTATGTTAAATACGCTCATTGTTGTTTTTCCTTTATATAATTGTATAATTCATCAGCAATCAGCTGGTGTGCTTTTACTGTTGGATGTGCTGTAGCACGATCTAACCAACCCAATTGCTGTAACTCTCTGATGTTGCTGCTGTTCATCTGTTTAGCTGCCGGTCTTAATAGATTTAAGAACGGTACGGTGGACTGTTTAATATATATCCGGTTCCGACGACATAATAAACTAACCAGATCATTTTCCGAATCGGTTGATAAATAAAAATTTTTATCTTTGATATTTTGTATTTTTAATTTTGTTGCGGAATACCCCTGAAAACTGTTGACAAATAAATGATCAATGTTCAATGAAGTCAGGTACCCATCTAGTAGTAAAATTTTGTTGCCAAGTTTTTCTAATTCGTAGTCTTGGTTCCAAAAATGACTAAAATAGTATTTAAGTTCCTCTTCTATACCGGGTTTATGATTGACTCTACCATATGTATTGTCTTCAACAGAATTCAATACGGCGCTGTAGGTTTCCCAACGATAGATACTTGATATTCCCCATAGCACAAATATGCGAGAATAATTGTGCTGATTAGAATCAACAAAAGATGTCAGTTGTCGCACCTGATTGTCGTTGCTGGCGCCATCCTGTGCTATAAAATGCACAGTATCCAACCCTAGCCGTTGCTGAAGTAGCCCGGCAAAGCTGTTGGTGTTGCGAAACTCAGCATTGACTATATGGTTATAGTCAAACTCTGTTTCTGTGGGGTCACAGTCCATAAAGGCACCGGCTACCCAACTGCATCCTGCAGCAACTAATACACTGGGTTTCATTAAATTACGCAACTATCACAGTCGGCATCGTCTGATGGAAGCTGATCCTGACTTTGTTGATATAGTTTATCAATGTCAATTTCGCCTTGACCATCATTGGTATTGAAATAGTACAACTGTTTGCCACCGTATTTGTAAAACTGTATAAGGTCTTTGAGCATTTCGCTCATTGGAATTTTTTCATCTGCATAGAATCTTGGATTGTATGAAGTGTTTACACTGATACCTTGATCAATATATTTTTGCAGGACTGCACACAGTTTCAAATAGCCTTCGGGACTCTTTTGATCCCATAGCAATTCGTATTTGTTTTTTAACTTGCGAAACTCGGGTACCACTTGTTTGAGTACACCGTGTTTGCTTTGTTTAACAGAAACATAACTACGTGGGGGCTCAATGCCGTTTGTTGCGTTACTAATTTGAGCACTTGTCTCAGCCGGCATTAAGGCCATTAGGGTAGCATTACGCTGACCAGTAGCTTGTGTTTGAGCACGTAGTTTGTTCCAAGGCATACGTTCTTGATGTGCAACTAATTCATCAACTTCACGTTTGCGTGTGTCGATAGGAAGGATGCCTGCCGACGATTTTAAATCTTTCCAGCGACCGCAGGCACCTTGTTCAACGGCGAGATCCGCTGAAGCTTTTAATAAGTAGTAGCTCCAAGCTTCAGCATACTCGTCGACTAATGCCAATGCTCTTGGATCTGAATAACTTACATCATTCTTTGCCAAGAAATAAGCAAAGTTGATAATACCTACTCCCAGGGGGCGGAACTCTTTGGTGGCAAGTTCCGCTGCCTTAACAGGATAATTCTGGTAACTCAATAATGCATCTAAACCACGTACTGCCAGTTCGCACGGTTTCTGGAAGTCATTTGGGCTTTTTACATTGCCCCAATTGATCGCACTTAGAGTGCATAGTGCGATCCTACCATCCTCGTCATTGACATCCTTTAGTGGAACTGTTGGTAAATCAATTTCACAACAAAGGTTTGACATCTTTACGGGTGCTACTGTTTCATCAAAAGGACTGTGAGTGTTTGCGTGGTCCACATTCTGCAAATAGATACGTCCGGTATCTTTGCGTTCCTGCATAAAACGTGTAAACAAATCACTGGCTCTGAAGGTCTTTTTACGCAACTTGGTATTACGTTCTGCTCGTTCATACAACTCCTTGAAGCGTTCTTGATTGTTGAAAAACGCATCATACATTTCAGGTACATCGTGCGGACTAAAGCAAGTTATATCCCCGCCTGAAATTAATCGCTCATACATCAACTTGTTAAACTGTACACCATAGTCCATGTGACGTACACGATTGTCTTCGGTGCCTTTGTTATTTTTAAGAACAATAAGGTCTTCAATTTCTAAGTGCCAAATTGGGTAATACAAAGTTGCGGCACCATTACGTACTCCACCTTGGCTACAACTGCGTGTAGCGGATTGGAACAACTTGTAAAATGGTACAACACCGGTGTGGTAAGCGTCACCTGATCGAATCGGGCTACCCAATGCACGGATACGTCCTGCGCCGATACCAATGCCGGCCTTTTGACTAACATACTTGACAATGCTACTGCTAGTAGCGTTGATACTGTCAAGACTATCGTCTGTTTCAATGAGTACGCAGGAACTGAATTGCTTCTGAGGAGTGCGTACACCGGCCATAACAGGAGTAGGAAGACTAATGTCTCCAAGACTGATTGCATCATAATAATCCTTCACCCAGCGTAGACGTGTGTCTGCTGGGTATGCTTGAAACAACGTGGCTGCTATCAGCATATAGGCCATTTGCGGAGTTTCAAATATGTCGTTGGTCACACGGTTTTGTACCAGATATTTGCCGCGCCACTGTTCCATGGCAACATAAGTAAAGTTTTCATCACGTGTATGATCTATCTTGTTATCTAACGTATTCCACTCATCTTCGGAATATGCTTCTAATAGAGCACGATCATAAAATCCTGATGCTACATTTTTCTTAACTAGATCCAGTAGTGAGCAAGGATCGTAGCTGTTATAAACCTGTTTACGCAGATGATAGTTAATCAATCGACCAGCCACATACTGATAATTGGGTGTTTCTTCTGAAATTAGATCTGCAGCACTTTTGATCAAGGTTTCTTGAATATCGGCTGTCTTGATACCGTTATAAAACTGTATGTGACTTTTTATTTCTACTTCGCTGGCACTGACACCCGTGATGCCTTGCGTTGCCCAAAATACCACTTTGTGTAACTTTTCTAAATCGAGGTCTTCTGTATGACCTTCCCGCTTGGTAACTTTAATTGATGTCATTGATTTCTCTTAGTATTTTTCTAATTGTAATTCTACCGCTGTAATTGTTTTTTTTAACTTCAACGTTTTTTCGATCTGTGTGATATTTACGACACTTCCGTCAATCATATTCAGTATATATTTTCCTTGATCAAAAAAAGCTAAGTTAAACTCATACCCTGTTCTGGGATCTTCGTATACTCTAATTTCAACAGATAGGTCTGTTCTATGTTGTGTTAATATAGCAGTATACACTATACCCAGACATTTTGCAATATCGCAATAGACGTTTTCGTCGATCAAGGTCCAGGGATCTGGCCACTGATCAATAGATTCTGGGTCCAAATGATACGGAGAAAAAGGTGCTTGGGCCCAAAATTCTGCTATCTGGGCCATGGCGTTTTCCAGTGGTAGTGTGTCTAGAGTGGTTCGAAAATCACGCCAAGCCCGTAACCGGTCTTCGGCTTTAAGTTGAAACATTGTTTACAAAAAGTTTTTGATATTGTATTTCAAAACGGCTGTGTTGCTAACAAAACAACTGAGGTTGCCGGTACTGGCAACGTATACGTTGGCTGTTAAAAAATTTGGGATAGATTCAGAATAGTCGTCACTGAAGTATGTCATGCCAGTACTGCCAATTGAATAGTTAATGGTACCAAATCTATAATTTATAGTGTCTGTTAGTTGATAATCTATAGTGCCCGATGACCCTACTGGTATTGAAGTAACTGTTGTGGTAGCGTTTCCAACTACTGATTTATTCCAACCAGGACCGTAAACTGAGCTGCCCATACGGATACCAGGAGCAGTGCCGCTAGCATGGTCGCCCACACTATAATTATCACCATATAACCCACTGAAAGGAGCAACTGAGCCAAACTCATTGCCTAGGCTGACAAATCCCACTAGATTCAAATCAGTAACAACTGCTGTACCAGTTTGTCCAGAGAACACGCTGTTCAATACGTTGACATTGGTGCTGGGTCGGTTGGTTGGTCCAACAGCACGTATACCGTTGATGCCACCAGTAAACACACAACGATTAAATGTAACAGCATTGCAGGGATTTAACGAACTGGCCAACTCTACCAAACGTTCAACAAATCTATCGCCAATGAACACCACATCATCAAATGATATATTTACAGTACTGTCTACCATTACCACTGGATATATGGTGTTGGCAGTCTTTGACACCGTCAATTTACTGATGCTGATATTGGAAGGCAATACCGCGTTAGCTGTGCCCAGCCCTGCTCCGGTATTATATTTGCTGTCAGAGGTAATGAATACTGTTCCAGAGCTGCTGGATAAAATAGTACTGTTCTTTCCATCGCCCACAATAACACAATTGGGCGGAACACTAATAGGCGAAGAAATAAAATATGTACCAGCTGGGATTTTTATAGTTCTACGTAACGATGGTACTGTACCGTTTAGGTCAGACACATAAATCTGACTTATTGCACGTTGAATAGCGGCTGTATCATCAGTGACACCGTTGCCAGTTGCTCCAAAATCTCGCACACTGACCACTTCGTCCAGTTTGCCCTGCAGACTTCTTAAGATTGGACTAAGTTGTGTTACACCAGTAACGCTGGTATAACCGGCTTCGGTACCTTTAAATGTGTAGGTGTTGACAAACTCAAGGAAATTGCTCTGGCTAGTTAAAATCTCGGTGATACCCTCAATCGGAGCACCTTCTGTAAGACTTCCGTTACCAATGTATAATCGACGAGTGTCGATACTCCAGCCTAGTTCTGCGCTGGCCAGTTGTGGAAGATCCTGCTGTAGACCTCTACGATGTTGAATTCTACTGATTTGAACAATAGCCATTTTACTGTAACCTTAATGATAATAATGTATTTATGCAGTAAGGTAGTACAGCTCTACACGTTTGTTCCACTCTGTACAATAGTGATCAAATTCTGCACCTTCTAGGATAAACTCTTGATAAACAGGAGTGTCAAACGAGCCATCTTCCAGCTGTTTAGGCTGTTGACACATCAAGATCACACCTTTTTTGATGTCAGTTCCGTGCATATTATTGTGTGCCTGTGCATAAGCCGCCAGCTGTACAAAATAGTCGCCAATGTATTCACGTTTTTTTAATTTGTTGGTTTGTTTGTAATCCATAATGGCAGGTTCATTGTCGTGTACGCCTACTGAGTCTGTGGTACCGGCATATAACCCACTATAATAAACAGGAACTTCAACCCCCCATACTTCATTGACCTTGGTAAACCCTTCCAGGATAACCTGGGCAGCCATGAACCAGCTGGCGTGTGCAAACGGATTCGTAGGAAGATCTTTCATTTCTCCAGTTTTCACATAGTGCTCCAGGTAGCTGTGCATACGTGTTCCGCGATTGGCTGCTTCTGTAGTGATCTGTTGTGCTCGAACTTCGCCCACAGCTCGTTTCCAATTGGCCAATGCAGCTTTGGATTCAGCTGACTTGGTCTTGTCTAGGTTTGTGGTCACACTGGGAACTTTTGATCCGTCTGGCAAACAATAGTGTCTTTTTCCGTTAATGGTTTCTCTGTCACACGGGGTATAGTCAAATTTTGGTTTAAGCATATGAACAATTATAACATCTTCCGTTGTAATAAGCAATAAATATTTTAATGAAAATCCTCGTAAGTGGTTGCAGTTTTACTCAGTGGCCCGAATATCCAGGTGGTCCAAACGTGTGTTGGCCTCGGTACCTGGAACCATTAATGCCTGAAAATCAAATTGTCAATGTGGGCGAAGCGGCTGCCGGTAATCAGTATATTTGTGACAGCGTTATAAGAGAAACCTTGACCAACCGTTACGATCAGGTCCTGGTCATGTGGTCTGGCGTCAGTCGATTAGATTATTTGACCAGCCTGGAAGATTCGGCCTGGGACAGTCTATTTGACAGCTATGGATTTTTTCGTCGATTGCCCGACGGCAAGTTAGGATGGATTTTCAGTGGCGGACAAATGGGCACCTGGTTTAAGAATCCTGTGGCTCACCGAATGTTCTACGAGATGTACAAGGTCAGTAGCGAGTTGAGTTTGGCCACCATCAACCTGATGGAAATAGTGAAGCTACAGAACTACTTGCAGTCCAAAGGCATACCATACAAGTTTATGAGTTATGTAAACTACTGGTGTCACGGCAAGCGCCTAAGTCCCAACGGTGACTTTGGTGTGTTGGATTTTCCCGAGCTGAATTACTTGATCAAAGAAATTGATTTTAATCAATGGATCTTTGCCGACGATGGTTGCCGGTGCATATACGATGTGGCCAAGGAATTAAACAGTTTTATGGAAGATGGATTTCACCCAGGAGCTGCGGCTCACACCGCCTGGGCTGAATTGATACAATCTCGAATTTGATCAGCTGCATACTGCGTCCAATCTGTGTTCATTATCAAATTGTAATTGTGATCTAGTGTTGGTTTAATTATGTTGTACACTTCTTGTTGATCACGATTGCACAAGGCCTTTACCTGCTCAAATGCTGCCGCGTATCGGTTGCGATCATTTTTAATTAAATCATAACTTTCGTCAATCACTGCACCAAATGTTTCAAATCCCAGTGTGCGTAGATTGGCTAAAAATCTATAACCTGTAAACGCCACAAACAGTCTACGAGCAATTATTGGCTTGGCAGTTTTTTCGCTGTAAAAACTCAAAGTATTGTCGTGATCTGTTTCTGCCACAATGCTGTAGGCCGTATCATTGAATACTGCTATAGGAATAACTCTACTCAACCCAGTATGTACACCGTAGTAACGAACTGGGCCGGCGGTGCCAGGTTGTTGATCGCCCACAACTTCAACACCAGGTTCCCAGATAAAATAATCTTTAGCATAAAAACTGTTGTCGTCCCACTTGCCGCCGTAGCTCAACACAAACTGGTCTTGTAGATTGTTTTCCAGTACCGCCTGATTCACAAAGTCTCTATGTGGCTTGGGACTACCTAACAATGCATCAAACGCCCTAGTCTTGGGCAGCGTGTACGAAATTTGATTCAATTGTGCCGGTAAACTTTTATACAACAAGGTTGTGGTCTTAAACCAATCAGCCCAGTGTATAATATGACTGCTCATTTCAGGAGCATCATTGACCTGCCCGGGCACTACCCAATACACATTGTCATGATGGCATTGATCCCACATACGCCAATGATAGTTGTGCAATTCGCTTTCAAATGTAAACACCAATTGGCTCAGGGCACTGAGTTTGTTTATTTTATCTTCAAAGCCTTGATATGCTGTGCAGTTGATGTCGTGATCACAATGCAGTCTGTGTGTGGTAAATGCAAATTTGACTGGATCGGTACTGGCTGCATATTCGTCAAAGCTGTGACATACTGTGTAGGCATTGGTCAACCGTAGTCGTGGTATCCAATCCAGATCTAGAATCTGGCTATCACTATATATCAACATTATATTCTAAAACTTTCGCCGCAGCCGCAACGATCTCGTTCGTTTGGATTGATAAAATCAAATCCTTCATTGAGTCCATTGCGAACCCAATCTATAGTTAAGCCATTCAAATATACTAGACTTTTGGCATCTACCAGTACTACAAAGTAGTGTTGAGCAAAATTAGTTACACCTACTTCAGCTTCATACTTGTCTACATATTCTAATGTATAAGCAAGACCACTGCAACCCGTGGTCTTGACACCTATGCGTATGCCCACACCTTGACCGCGTTTTGCCAAATTGGCTTGTATTTTTTTAGCCGCTGTGTCGGTTACGGTAATCATTTACAGCTGCCTTGATTGCATCTTCGGCCAAGATGCTACAGTGGATTTTAACTGGCGGTAATGCAAGCTCTTCCGCAATTTCCGAATTTTTAATAGATGCTGCGGCGTCAAGTGTTTTGCCTTTGACCCATTCTGTAACCAGCGAGCTGCTGGCAATGGCTGACCCGCATCCGTATGTTTTAAATTTTGCATCTACAATTATCCCATCTTCTACTTTGATTTGAAGTTTCATTACATCGCCGCAGGCAGGAGCACCGACCATGCCTGTTCCAATTCCGTCTTCGTCTTTGGTAAAGCTGCCCACATTGCGTGGATTTTCATAGTGATCAATTACTTTGTCTGAATAGGCCATATTATTTCTTTCTTAAAGAGTGGGCACCAATATACTGGTCGTGCCAGTATACAGTATTTACACTTAATTGTCAATGAGTATGGTAGGCTTATTACTTAGCTGCGGCGCGGTTGGCCATTTTGCTAACAATCTTGCTTGGGTCACCTGCCGGCGCACCTTGAGCGCCAAGTGGATCTTCGGAGTCGATGGTGTTTTCTGGCAAGCTCAAATAAACATATTTGCTACCAGATTTTTCATCGTCTTTGATATCTTTGATTAGGCTTTTTACCGTATCGTTATGATCGTGTGCAGCTTCTAATGCAGCATAGTTAAATGCTTCGTTGCCTGGGATTTCACGAACACGTTCAATCACGGTGTCAACTTTGACACGCGGAGTTACTGCACCGCTGGTCTGTGCTTCATTGCGAAGCCATTCAAGAGTTGTGATCAAAGCTGAATCGCCGCGGCTATCAGCTTCGTCTTCAATAATTTCGTCTACTATATCTAAAGACTCACGAATGATTTCTGTAATACGCATTGATTAACGACGCTCGCGGCCTAGTTCTTCTTCGCCACCAACTGCGGCATCAGTTGCATCAAATCCATCTTCTGGAGGAGCACTTAGGTCGCTGTCCATATCGCTTTCAGGAGCTGCACCTAGTTCGTTACCAGCTGCTGCAGGAGCACCTAGTCCCATATCCATTGGCTGTTCGGTTTGTTCGCCGGCCAATGCGCGAACTGATGTATCTGCTTGCTCACGACCTTGGCTCAATGAATCATACAAAGTTTTTAGTAAAGGCGCCATTGCCCCTTTGAACTGTTCTGCTTGTGCGCTACCAATTTGGTCACGGATTGTATCTACTAGTGCTGGCATCTGTTCGTTCTGCATCTTGGATACTTTTTCCAACATATCTTGAACAGAGTCAACCATGTCTTTGGCAGCCAATACAGCTTCGCTCTTGCCCATTTCGCTTTCGTATAGACCTTGTTCGCTAGTTAGCCATTTGTTCAGGCCTTCTTTGACCAACATAAGTTCCATATACTTAGGATTTTTTTCAGCGGTGTGTGCGCCAAATGATTTTTTAATAGCACCAATGTTTTCACCCAAGGCCTTGGCCAAACGCTGTGCCTTGGCATAAGTTAAATTATCATAATCGATACTAAAACCAAACCGGCTTTCAACAATTTTGTTAATCTTTTGTGGTGTAACTTCGGTACGCATTTCAGAAAGTCTCATGATGTATTATTCCCATATCTTGTAGTATTTAGCAGTATTATGTAATTTTGATATTTTATCTCGAGCAAGGTTCAGCCTAGATTCAGCTATTTCTAACCTGGGCATACGGGTATCAACTGTTACGTAATCCTTGCGTTGTTGCGCTTTTTCTATAGTATTACGCAAGGATATCATATCGTTATAACATTTATTTATTTCTCTATCGCACACAAGTATGTTGTCTGCGTTCCAGTAATTTTGCTTGATAGTATAAATTGCGTACAGTATGGCACTGATTTTGTTTTCAAAGCGATGTACAAACTCCCGGTTGGCGTCTAATACATCGCAGGTTTTATTGGGATTTACCGTCAACTGATAACGCCCAACACGGTATCCATTTTTAATAGGTATGCATAACGGACTTGTTTGTTCTTGCTGAAGTTTACCTAACTCACGAGTAGTCCACTGTTTGATGTAGTCTGTGGCGGCGTTAGATACTGCTAGTATTTCTTTGTTTGCTGATTTAGCGAATTTTTTTCGAGTATGTGATTTTGCCATTTTCATTACGTCGCAACAAGATATCTTGCGTCGTTAGTTGATTTGCTATCAGCTGTTCTCTTTCGTTTAAAGAGTTTTTCAATATACTAGGCTCGTGTTGGAAACGACCTAATAAATCAGCCTGTTCATTATTTAAGGCAATTTGAACTTGGTTAATTAATTCTACAATCTTCATTTAATACCGTGTAACACTACACCAATCAATCCTGTTAGTAGTGCTACAAATATAGCGGTACCGATTGTGATCAATGTCTTATTAGCTTCACCGCCCACTTTAGAGAGAGACTCTTTGATGTCAACAATATGGGATTCCAACTTGTCCATACGATTGTCTAGGTGTTCTAATTTAGTTTCCAAGTTAGCATATCTTTCCGCGCACAATTCTACGTGGGCCTCTAGACTCTTCTTTTCGATGTCGGTTGTGGATGACATAATTTCTCGCTTTTTTCAGGTTAAGCGATGCATTGATTTTGCCTGGGTTGTGCCGTAATATGAGCCATAATGTTGCTGTGTAGCATCTGCAAGTATTTATACAGCTGCAATGATTTGTTTGAAGTAAACGTTTTTTATGGTGCCATACGGATAAAATATCGGCAGCATGAATCGTGCTGTTTCAGTTAGCCCAGTCACAATAGGTACCTGTTCAAAATCCTGCAATAGACCACCCAATGGTTTGCCAGGAAGATCGTATATTCCTGCACCCTCCACTGCCCATTGCCAGGTCCAGACCTGTTGTGTGTCATGGTAGAAGTCGCCAAAGCTGAGCCGATCTAAATCAATCTCTAACTTAGATGGCAGTTGTATATGTTGCGGTTGTGTACGCAGACTCATACATTGTATAACTGTTTCCCAGTTACGTTGCTGATGTCGCTCAATAGCATCAAGATCGGTACTACGAACTACGCCAGTAGCTGTGATATCTACTAGACTGTAGCCCTGGAAAAAATGTAAATTGGAGTCCGACATAGTACTAGTATTTATCGGCCACAAAAAAAGCAATCATAAAGATTGCTTTCTCTGTTATAGTTAAAAAACTATTAAGCGAACTTGATGCCGCCTGTGCTTGATACAACTGCATTGGCTGCGATTGTACGTACACGAGTTTGCTTAGTTGCATCGTTAGAACCAGTAGCTTCTAAAAGAACGCTTAACTGAGTTGCACTAACCTGATATGCTGTGATTGTAGAATCAATAGCGATTTGCTTTAGAATTGATTCAACTATACCGCCAGTAGCTGAGTCAGCTGCTGATAATGTACCAATTGAAGTAATTTTTAACGCTGTTGGGGCTTTTGTTAAACCTGTAGCGATAATTGTGTCTAAAGTACCGTCTGTTGTTGCATCGAAGTTATTAACGCCTTGTGCATCACCTGCGTAACGTGTTTGGATTGCCATTTTTAAATCTCCTTAATATATGTGGTCTCGGTGGACCTACAATTATTTATGATTTTGAATAAAAAAACGGGTGGTATTATTTTGCAAACAGGGCCTGGCTAAACACAGTTCTTTGTACCAGTTTTACCGGACCTTCGGGGGTACTAAACACAAATCCTTCGCCGGCTGATTGTCCGTTGACATACTGTCCAATGCCCGCAACTTGTTTTTCCAACTGTTCTGTTAGGTTAACTTTGAACGCATATACCGCGTTCCAAATAGCAAAAACTGCGGCCACACCGTTGATGTGTTGATAGAGGTATCCGTCCTGATTTTCGCCTAGCAAAAACTTGCGTAACTTTTGAGTAACATTGGCTGACAACAACCAGTCTGACAGTTCTTCGTTGGTTTGACCTGTGATCTTTTTGTTTGCGTACTGTTTTAATACAGCACGACCTTTGTCATCTAGGCCAGCTAAAAAACTGTCAGCTACTGTGCTGTACTTTTTTAACGTACTAACAGCAGCTTTGTGTAACTGCACTGGATCATTTAACGTGAATTTGATGTTGGCACTGGGAGTTAGTATTGCAACAGGAGCGTCAATTGCCAGTCCTTGCCCGTTCCAAGGTTGTGGTTTGGCAGTTTCGTCGGCCAGATAGGTATGTACCACAATGCCGCCTACCTTGCCAGCTATCTGTTGACCTAGGCTGCTTTTTACTGGTATGTGATATTCAACCACGTTGGGCTTGAACACAAATACGCCCTTGGTTGCTTTAAGTGGGGTAGACCATAGCAAGTCGCCCCAGAAGTAGCCAGGCACATTGCCCACTGCCTGATCTAAACCAGACCAGATATTGGCAAGACGTTGATATAGATCCGTGCGATTTTTACCACGATTTTGATCGTATTTGGCCCAGGCTTCGGGGCTAGTGGCTCGCCCTTGTTCACTGGGCTTGTCAAACATATACTTGTCCATCACTGTGAGTTTGCCTTCGGGAGTGCGACCAAATATCAATGCTGGAAATCCGTCCCATTTGATTGTCAAACTACCGGGATCCGCAATTACCGATTCCAAGGCAGCAACCATGCGTTCAGCAACCGCTGTGCCATCAAATATGGCATCCTCTGGATGCGGTGTACGTGCCGGGGCCGCTTTGACTTCCAACAGTATTTCGTTGATAAAATTCAATTCCATGTTATTTGTTTAATTTGTTCTGTAACATCTGTGCCGGGTCAAAACTTTCGCTAAAGCCAGCTGTTTTGTCCAACATGGCCTGGAATGATTGATGTGGCTTTTTAGTTCCGCCCAAATGCACCCATTGTCCATTGTCATCAAGTCCAAACTCTCTATTTTTATATTTTACAATAATAGGTTCTTGTTGTACAATTTCCATTCCAGGTACCATGTCGTGTTTGATATCTTTTTCATCGTGTGCATCAGGCGCTGGTGCTGTTGATTTTGGTGTTGTTACAGGCGCAGCAGATTGAGTTGGGGCAGCACTTGCAAAAGGTTTACCAGTTGACGGATCAATAATCGACGACTGTGTTGTCTGCGGAATTGAGGTAGTAGTTTTATTAGTAGAAGGTGCAGTTGTTTTGGGTCTATTGGAACGATCAGCCATATACGTACTATAAACCCGAGTAACATAATTTTGTACATCATTTGCGTTGCCAGGCCTTACCTTGCTTATATCAATTGCCTCGGTATCAAGACCAGGGTATCTTTTACTGGCCCAAGCCTTTAGTTCATTTTGAAAGGTTGCAGGATCTTTCATATTGCTAACAGCACCACGCTGTGCTAGAAATTTGTTTGCTGCATTGGTTTCCAATTCTAAGTTCAAGCCGCCAGCTTGTTTTGCTTGGTCCAAGGCATTGCGAGTATTGCGTGCCTGTTGATAACCTTTTACAGCACCTTTTACACCTTTAGATATTGCGCCGCCAAAGTTTTTAAGACCTTGAGCAAAACTTGACTGAGGCTTTGCTGGTGCAGCCTGTTGTGGTTGCAGAGTAGCAGCCGCTGGTTGTGTTTGCGTTGCAGCAGGTGCAGGTGCTGGTTGTGGTTCAGGTGGCTTTGGTGTTGCAGCAGGTGCAGGTGCCGGATTAGGAACACCATATGGCACAAATGGAGATTTATAGTTTTTTGTAGGTCCAGTTGGGGTTGGTGCTGCGGTATCTAAATCTAATGTGGGATCAATACGCCCTGTTTCGTCAGGCTCAGCAGACAACTTGCGACCGGACCAAGTTGGTTTTTGTTTTTCTTTTGATGTCGGTGTCGGTGTAGGATTTGGGGTACCTGTACCAGTATTAACTGCTTCTAAAATTTCATTAATTTTCACTGTTTCATTCTCCGTACACCACGCTTGAATTTCTCTGGCTCTTGGGTACGGATTGAATTAAGTAATCTACGTTCCAGCTCTCCTGCTTGCTCGGCCTCGTAGTGTTCACGGATATAGTTGATTAGGTTGATAGCGCCTTGTATAACGTGGGTGGCGCGGCTTTCCACAAGATTCTCACGATCTCTGTGTACTATTAGGTTATCTAGTTCGTCAAGTATACTACGGGCTCGCTTTTGCAAGATTAGGCTCCAGGTTATTATTATTTATACTGTACTGGCAAGTTCTGGAAATGTAAATCTCCAGTGTGTGCCCCTACGAGCATCGCAATCGTCTAGAAATTTTATTACATCTCCACTGTTTGCCGCGTAGTTGTCCAAGGCAAATAGCCCATTGACCGGCTGTTGTCTATGTTCAATAGGGTCTGATACTCTGTTTTTGTTAAAATTTTTGTTTAACCACAGAGACAAATTATCAAGGTTACTGTGGTTTAACACGCCAACTGAAGTATTTACAGCAAACATACAATTTGTCGGGCACATATCAACAAACCATTGTAAATTTTCTGTCACTTGGTTCCATTTTGCTGGGTAACGCTGATATTCAAATCTTTCTTCCACATCATCTATGCTAAAATCTATTCGTACCGTTTTAAATTCTGCCCATAAATCAAGCAGGTCATGGGAGGGCCTTATTGTTGCATTGGTATTATAGTTGATCACTACCTTTTTTTTCTCGGGTATTTCTTTGAGAAAATTTACGTGCTCTTTGTTGAGCAAGGGCTCACCACCGTTAAAATGTATAAACTGCAATTTAGATAAGTCCAATGTTTGCCATGTGCGATTAACAGCTGCTTCTTTTGTAATTGGATAAGTGGTATATTTTAATTCTTCCTTCCAGGAACTGCTATTTTCCGGAGTACAAATAGCACATCTAAGATTACAAGTGTCACCGGTCCAATAATCAATACGAATCAATTCAACTGTGGTATCGTTATACCCGTGTTCTTGGTACCAGGCGTTGCTGTCTTGCCGTCTACTACGACCA